TTCCCATAGGTAAAGATGCGGCAGTCAATCTCGTAAATGTAATCGCGACCAAGCTCGATGAATGGAATGTTGTCGTTTACGTACTTAATCTCAAGGAGATATTGGCCAGGGACACCGTACGGGAAATAGATAAGGTCTCCCTCGCGGGGCCTATTAACTGCACCAAGCTCGCCGCCAACTTGTTTCGTGAACTCGGTTTTACCAATTTGAATGGTGATGGACTGCTCCATCGTAATGCCCCACTTCTGCATTGCAGCTCGGCCTGTGAAACCGTCAGCGCTTTTGATGTACGACACCATCTCAAACCACTTGTCGAACTTAGCAAGCGGGTCCTCGCCGTAGAAAAGGTCAACGGGGCCTGAGCGGGAGATGTAAAAGCAGTTTACCCCATGGATCTCAATAACCTCGTTCATGAGGTCATCCATGAGGTCCTGCTCTGGCTTGTTCTTGAAGAGGTTAAAGTACTTATTGGAAGTCATGCTTTCCTCCGCTCTTATCCTATCTTGAACGGAGTCTTCATCTCATAGGTCGAACGAAGCTCAATTTCTGCCTCTTCTTTGTCCTTCAGGCCAAGCTCAAGGATCTGTTGTCCGTTAAGCACGATTCCGCCGGGAAGCGTTACGTTGTTGTATTTGGTAAGGTTTCGTCCCCACTGAACCTGTAAGAGCGCGGTGAGATACTTCCTGACCCATTTGTCGCCGTACACCTTTGGGAAATCTTCTGGCTTAACGGCACCCCAGAACTTAAGAACGATGTACTCACCCAACCGGAACTCTTCAGGCCAGTTTGTGGCGATGTAGAGACGGTTTTGCTTACGAGAGTGCCAGTGTGGTTTCACCCCAACGAACATCTGGTTCCATAGCTGAATATCCTGCTGGTACATGTAGTACGTCATGACATCAGCGTTAAGGAACGTTTGAATGGTTACCTGCTGAGCGAGCTGATACTGAAGGTCGAACGGGTTAATTGGATGTGAACCAAAGGAGCTTCTGGATTTAAGCACCTCAATTACTCCAACGACCGAGTCTGGAAGGTCGATGTACTTGTTGTCCATCATGCCGAGAGTCTGAGCGTGACAATTTGTCAGAGTTGTTGTTGCACCAGACGTGAGGCCGGTAATTATTTCCCCATCCATGAAATGAACAGGGGCAAGCCTATCGGTAAAAGTGAATTTTATCGTGCGTGTGCTTTTGTCATACGCCTCAACGCGTGCCTGGGCACCGGAGACTCCGCCCTGGATAATCTCATGAACCTTAAAATCCTTGCCGGGAATACCAGCAAGAACAAGGGACGAAGCAGTTACCTTGAAAGCTTTATAAAAGACTGCCGTACCATCGATGTGGTACTCCTTGAAAAGCTCTAGCGCCTTGTCTACCTGATTCTCAATCTGTCCTTCGTCAAGATTGATCTGAATGACAGGGGCACCAAGCTCTTGGAGGCAAAACTTTATAAGACTATTTCTGTCTGTTGGAAGGGCCACGCTTTTTCTCCTTTTTCTTTCCCGCCTTCTTATTTTCGGTGGGCTTGGATTCCTCAGTGTCAATCGTTCGAACTACAGAGGTAGCAGCATCGAGGCGATCCGCAACTTGAGAGGAATCAGAGGCGATGCGGTCAATGAGAAATTGTAAAAACGGTTGCTTTTGAACTTTGTGAAGGTTCTCAAAGATGGACTTAAGCTCCGTGAGCGCGATAAACGATATAATCAGGCTGTCCAGAGGGAGAGAGAAATCCCCGGCCGATAAGAGGAACTTATTAGCAACGTGAACTACACAGACAGTGGTCAGGTAAACGAACGTTTTAACAATGGTTCTGGCAAGCCTGCGCGAAGAGATGGGACTTTTCGTGTGATATGCAGCCCATATTCCGGTAAGAAAATCCGCAGACACCAAGAACAAAAGCGCCACCATCATTTTTTGAAGGGGCGCAAAAACAGCAAGGAGGGAAAGCGCAAACGTAACAATACTGTCAAGGGAGAATGAGTCTCCAGTTGTAACCGAAGTGCTGTGTGGAGGAGCCTGAAACATCGTATATCTCACATCAAATCTGCCGACCTACGATGAATTATTAAGCAACCGTTACCCATTCAGTGCTCAGTCCGGCGGCCCTTCCTTGTATCAAAAGTGGCGACACGAGCTTTTTGAGCCCGCTTGATATCTAACGAAGAGGTTCATATCGATACGTCGATATGAACCCCCGAAGTCGTAGGTCTTACGCCAGAAGATTGAGTGAAATTCATCGAAAGCAATCTCTGTAGTCTATGTGACTATTTATGCTTCCGTGTTGTCCGATGGCTGGCTTGCGTTGGCCTCTTCACTATTGGAAGCGGCACTTAAAGCCTCTTCATTCGGGTCCTGAGCAGACGAGTCTTTCTGGAGCTTTTCATCAACGAATTTTTTGACTTCGGTGAGTACCGACGTGGTTATAGCAAATTCCTGAGCTCGGGCAGCAGGGATGTTTAATTGATTAAACAGCAATAGGACGATATCCAACGCTATTGCAACATCGCTAAAAAGCACCTCTTTCCTACCATCAGTCATGATTGATATCTCCCTTTGAATCTTTCCCTTTGCTTTGGACCTGTCCAGTTTGCAAAGCCAGTATGGCAGGTTATTTATAAGCCTGCGCATTACTTTTCTATCGAGAACCACTGCGGGCAAGAGAAGCCCCGGAAGTAAGAATTAAAAGGGAGTGCGCCCTTATGAGACGCACCCCCTTCGTGTCAAAGTACAGCTTGTGGCAGTACCAATCCTTAAGATGTGAAGTTTTGTTTACTTGGTATAAGTCACCCTAATTTTTTCTTGTCGTTACTTTCAGATGGAGCCATAACTGAAACTACCGTTCCTGAAATTTGGTTTATTCGCAAGGCTCGTAAATGGTAATGGTGGCGAGTGTCGGAGCTGTGCAGTGGAAGCTCTACGCTGTCAACGCATGATGGGTAAGTGTAACCCGATTCTAAATGCCTATCGCGAACGAAAGAATTGGTCATGTCGTGGTTCTCCAGACTTAACCGTACATTGGTTATTTATGAAATGTCGAAGAGGTTATCTCGGGAATATTTCTTCCTCCCTATAAATAACCTTTGCCTGTATACGCTTTTTAATAGGGAGAGGTCCGAATGTTGTTATTGGAAGCCCTTGGATTTGTAGCCTCAACGTGCCTTATCTTTAGCTCGGTACCACAGGCGATTCACACCCTTCGAACAAAAAACGTTACGGGGCTATCATTAGGCACCCTTCTCCTATGGTTTTTTGGTGTGATTATGATGGGCATTTACGTGGCGATTAAATCCCCACACATTCCACTCCTTATCAATTACAGCTTTAATACCGTTATTGTCGGTATCAATCTCATTCTCTACGCCAAGTACAGCCGAAAACCGGTCAAGGTCAGAGTTAGGACACGCTCAAAGCGCGGCTAGGTCTTAATGATAAAGTTTATGGTTTGAAATGCTGGGTTTGCATCTCCCGTAACACTCGCTCCGCCTTGGTCTGTCAAGTTTGGCGACGGAGGCCCGGAGCTAAACGAAGCATCTCCATTTGACCCAGTAAGGACATCACCCAAAGCTCCAGCAAAGTTAGTGACAGGATGGGTGTGTGTTCCTGGGCTTGCTGAGTTGTTGGTGAACGCAGGAATCGTGACGGTGTGGGTGTGAGCGCTCTCCCCCGTAATGCTTCCGGTGATCGTATGACTGTGAGGACCGTCGGAAGTAAATGTTACGCCTGTTGCATGGGTATGGTCGAGATTGGTCAGTGCATTACTAGAGGTTAAATATGTATATCCATTTGTCACAAGGTTGTGGGTATGGATACCATCGTAGTTACCGCCGTATGTGTATCCGACTGGCTCATTAGTGGTTCCACCGCCTTCTGGCTGGGTCGCAAACCGGTTTGGGTCGGTGCTATCATTGTCATGGTTATGGGTGCTGCCGGAAGAGCCTCTGCGCTCGATCATATGCCGATGTGCACCTTCGCCTCCAAATGTAGTACCATAATGAAAATGACTGAGGTCTACACTCGGTCCCGAGGAACCAAATGTGCCGGAATGAGCGTGTCGCCCATCATTTGCGCCAGAGGTATACAAATTGAACGAGTGGGTATGGCTTGAACCCGCACCGGACGTGATAGCACCGTGAGTATGGTCAATTGCAGTGGTGTGCCCGCCAGAGGACGTAATGTTCAATGTGCTATTGTTTGCCAGTACAGAGTGGTAGTGGGACGGAATAGCATGAACGTGATTGGCAAGACCGTGGGTATGATTAGGAGTAGAATGAGTGTGGTCTAATGAACCTCCTCGACCAGCGGTTCCTCCCCACCCTGAGCCAGTGCCTGAGGCCGCTTTTCCTAATGGGAATCGTCCTCTAAAGTCGGGAACAGAGAAGGTTAATCCACTTCCACCAAAGGCGTATCCAATAGCTGAGAAAAGACCGGGATATTCTGATGTTGAATAGGCTCTACCGTCACAAAGAAGGTATCCAGTCGGGGCCTCTGTATTGTTTGCCCACATCTTAATACTTCCAGCCGGGGTGTTCTGTGACACCAGAGCTGCCAAAGCCGTTACTTGGGCCTGGAGAGCAGAAACATCGATACCATCAACACTCCCAGAAACCGTGATATTTCCAGAAACAGTAACGTCACCAGTAACTTGTGCATTTCCACCTACCTTTAAGTTTGATGCCACCTCAGCGGTGTTAGTTGATAACTTTCCTGAAAGGTACCCATCCGAAAACGGATTCGATGTACTTCCAAGACTTACTCGGGAACTCGCACTTGTATCGACAATAGCGTCGGTCGTGATTTGAACTACCTTCGTGTCATTAACGTTCAGTGAAAGGGATGTGCCGGAAGATTTGATGGTAGTATTATTGGATGAATCCACCTTCACGACGGACACTGATGAGTTGGGATTGCTTCCACTCTTCCAGTTAAGCCATTGATTGTTCTCAAGCAGGATTTTGGAACCGTCCACTGCCCCATCTCTAATTTTAGCTCCCGTAACGGCACTATCTTCGATGATAGACTCAGTAACGGCACCATTTTGAAGTTCGCTTGTACCAATTGACTTTGGGGCAACACTTCCCAGTTGAGACGGAGATAAGGTCTGGCGGCGAGAGACAGTACTAAACCCGAGGTGACGAACGTAGATATTGGCATCTACATCGGGAGCATCATTGAAGGAGATTGTCTTACCGTCTGCTAAAAGCTCAAAATCACCCAAGAATTGAAGGTCATAATCGGTTCCGTACTTAAGAGTACCGTCAACCGATACCTCAAGTGCTCGGGCATTGACGGCAGTTTGGCTCAATTCAAAGTCTTTATCTGTTCCTGTCCCGACAAATACATCAATGCGGAAGTTCCTAAGGTTTTCTGAGAGCTGGTCAGGACCAACTGACTTTTCGCTTGGGACAAAGTTATAGGTTGCCTCGCCGCGATGCATTACGTAGATAACGTCCTCTTCTTGAGGAACTCTCGTAAACGTAATGACTTTGTTTGTTTGGTCGCCTACGCCACCGATGGTGTAATCGACGATTGGCTCGATAACCTCCCAAGGGCCTACATATTTCCTAGTAAGGGTTATTGGCTCGCCCTCGGCCTCATCAACCAACTGATTATCCACGACAAAAGTGATACTTTCGCCGTCATATTGCACCGACTGAACGACATGGTTACCGTTATTCTGGCTCTCAGTAGAGCCTTCTACCTTAAGAACGTCACCCGCGCTTACTGTAGAAAGAGCAGCCGCAATTGCAGGGACATCACATGTGATGGCGTTGTTGTCCGCATCAAATGAAATAGAAACGCAGGATGTAATGAGAGATTCGAATTTGAACTCTCGACGGATAACCTGCACATTATTCTCATAACCACCAGGGACTTCCTGCGAAAGCTCGAAACTTGCACTAATCCCGTCCGGGGCGATGT